GTCATTTTGTACCCGGTATCACTGTTTTTTTCAGAACACTAACGCCAAAGCCTAAAAGAACCAAAGAAAGAGAAGGCAAAGGAAAGAGGACTGATACAAAAAGACTCCTATATATATAAATATATTTATAGATATAGATATATATGTACAGAATCGCGCAGACCCGCGCCAATGCTTGCTCTCCGGTGGGATCGCCTGCTGTCGGACAGCGCGTGAGTTGGATAGGTCTCGAGTAAAGTCAAACGATTGACACCCCAAAACCATCTTAATGACAAAAAAGTGTACCCCGAAGAACCGGGGACATGATGTCCCCAGTTTGCGTCATGAGTTGAGCCACTCGTCGAACGACTTTGCTGCCGCCCAGCCTACGCGCTCCACGTATTTGTTGTAGCGGTCACCGAGCGTCTCGAAGCGATTGTTGATAGTCGCAGGCTCGCGATAGCCCTCGGTGCAGTCGTCCCAGCCCCAGCGGCGCAGGTTGGGGGGTGTGTTCTTGTTGGTCGTCGTGTGCATACGCTGCGCCACGGTCTTGGTCAGGTGCGTCCACTCGGTGCGCTCGCCTGAGAGGGTCTCAGTCCAGAAGATGTAGCCGTTCATTTCATTTCTCCTTGTTAGTGTCCGTAGTTGCAGCCGATCAGGCACATACGCTGGTATCCGTTGAGTTTGACCATTGCCACTGTGTCGTACTGCCCGCAGCAGCCGCTTCTCTGTTGCTCGACATAGGCTTGCAGTTGCGATGAGTCCGATATGTCGGCCATGCGGTAGTTGTCGATGCAGGGGTCAAGGTCTTCCATCGAGGCGAAAGCCTCTCCGATGCTGTCGTATGTCTTCATTTCATTTCTCCAGTTGGTTGAACCGGGGACATGATGTCCCCGGTTTGGTTGGTTTAGATAGCCAGAAGTGCAGTGATCACAGCGATCTGGTCTGCATCAGCACGCACCCACTTCGCACCGATCACGCCGGGGAAGTACTCGGACGAGAACTCTTCGAGCCAGACGCGCCCCGTGCTTGAGGGCTTGTGCGGCGCACGGCCACCCTTGATGGTCTCCTTGCCGTTGTGGTACTTGTCGCCCACGTAGATCGCCTCGCCCGTGACCTCGTCAACGAGGGTGCAGATGTGCCCAGCGTAGTCGGTGGATTGAATTAGTTTCTTCATGTCATTTCCTCTAGGTTGAACCGGGGACATGATGTCCCCGATTAGTGCGAACGCACTCCCAAGACCCTCGCAAGGGTCAAGGGGCTACGCTCATTCTGCGAGCAAGCGGGCGATCAGATCATCGACAGGCTTCGGGCTGTACCCCATCGCCGTGACGAGGTCACTGTTCCAGTGGCCGAGCCATCGCTCGACCTCATGCATTTGAGACTCGATGTAGTCGCGGTACTCCGCATTCTTGGGGTACTTCGCTGCGGTCTCCCGCAGTTTGCGGTAGTCCTCGATGAGGCCCGCTCTGTACTTGGCCTCGATGGTGCTCTCGCGCCAGCCGTTCTGCACGTTTTGCATATGGGCGGTGAGCATCCTGCCATTGGCCTGATACTCCGCCGCGCACTCGTCGAGCACGGGCGTCATGAGGGTGAGCATTGCGTGCTCGATCTGGTCTGCGATTGATACGTTCATTTCATTTCCTCTGTTGGAACCGGGGACATGATGTCCCCGGTTTGGTTGAACCCCATCGAATTGGGGACATGATGTCCCCGATTGACAGGGAATGGAACACCGCAAGGCTCAGGCCGAGAGGGACTTCAAGCCAGCCACAGCCCGTGCCACGTTGCCACCGCAAGCAGCGATAGCGGCCCGCAGCGCGGCGATCTCAGCCTTGGTGAGCGGTTTTGCTTCTTTCTTCGGCTCGACACGCTGGACGGGCTTTTCGGCTGGCTCGAATGCAGCCATCACCCTCTGGTAGGTCTTCTTCGCTGCATCATAGGCAGGGCTGTTGCTGTCGAGCACCTTGCGCCCAGCGGCGATACGCTGCCCATCGACAAGGCTGCACTTGCCCAGCGAAATGCGGTTGCCGTCCTTGTCCTTTTGCTTCGAGAACATCTCCTTGCCGCTCACCCATTCGAGCACGATGGGCTGTGCTTGTTCGAGTGTGAGAACGCCAGCGGCACGCATGGCGGACACGAGATTTTCGTTCGCGGTCTGCGTGGTGTCTGCAAACGTGTCGAGTGCAGCGATGGCGGCGGTGTGATTGATTTTGCTCATGGTATCGATTCTCCGAAATTGGGGACTGTGCCCCGGGGTTGGTGTGGTGTGCAGCAGAGCGATTCCCTACTGCACAATTGCATTTTACCAAACCCCCCATTTTGCTGGGTGCGTGGTGCCTTGATACCCCGTGAGATACCCCGAAACAGGGGACATCATGTCCCCGAATACTCGAGAATGGCGTTACCCCACCCACCCCCCGGAACCCCTTTTATACGTGTACAGGCACGCACATATATGAACACTATTCCTAACCCGCATATACTATTTTCTGTCAAACGGGCCAGCCCTTATTTTCAAACGACCCCCCGGGGGTATATTATAAAAAATCCTGTATACTATTGTCTAACGATGGACAAGTACAGACGGAAAAAAGCCCACCGAAGTGGGCTAAGTGGCAACCGCCACAAGGAGAGAAGCAATGCCCGAGTTGCGGCACTACAAACCGTAGTATACACTTGGCTCAAACGAGGTGGCAAACCTACGCGCTTATGCTTGAACACTTGCTAGACATCAAACCGCCTATCGCCGCGCATTCCAAGAATGCCGTCCAGCCTTTGGATAAGGCCGACGCACAATCGGTACTCGACGCCCAAGTCAATACGACGATGTGGCTAGAGAGCATGGGCGTTGAGGATGACCAGAAGATACTTGCCGACGCTGAAGCCAGCGCCGCACGCAAAGTGTTTACTGATTTGGCAACCGCTGCGCCTGAAGAGCAGACCAAATCCAACCTGACCACGCTCAAGACGCCACAGGCAGTTCGGCACTTAGTCACCATGTTATCTGCATACGACTGGGAGTTTGTAGAGCAGGCCAAGAATCTGCGCGGTATGGCCGTCGCCAAGATCATTGAAGAGACCAATCACCCCGACGCTCGTATCAGGCTCAAGGCGCTAGAGATGCTGGGTAAGGTCACGGAGGTGGGCTTGTTCACCGAGAAGGTGGAGATCAAGAAGGCCGCTCTGTCTGATGTAGAGGTTGAACAGCGCATCAAGGACAAGCTCAACAAGTTCATGCAGGTTGTCGATGTCATTGATATCGAAGAAGCGCCAGACCCAGAATGAACCTGAGCGCTATTACCACCCTCAGCAAACGAGAACTGGCAGCGCTCATGCAGGCGCTGCCGACGATGACGATTGCAGAGAAAATTGAGTTGTTCGAGGACTTGGAAGTACGGGAGAAACGCGCCAGCCTTGCAGCCGCCCAACACTCCATGCTGGGATTTGCCACCGCTGTGTATCCGGGGTTCAAGATCGGCGCTCATCACAAGAAGCTTGCCAAGATCTTTACCGATGTGATTGATGGCAAGAAGAAGCGCGTGATCATCAACATCGCGCCTCGTATGGGTAAGTCTGAGTTCTCCTCCTACTTGTTCCCCGCATATTTCCTCGGCAAGTACCCCAACAAGAAGATCATCATGGGCACGCACACTGCGTCCCTGTCAGAAGACTATGGCCGACGCATCCGCAACTTGGTCGATACGGAGGAGTACTGTGAGATATTTCCTCAGACAATTGTCGCTGATGACCAGAAGGCTGCTGGTAAGTGGTCAACTTCTGCTGGGGGCCAGTATTACGCTGCTGGCGTTGGTGGCGCTCTTGCTGGTCGAGGTGCTGACCTATTTGTCATCGACGATCCGCATTCGGAGCAGGACGTTAAGGCTAACTCGCGTCTTGCTTTTGATACGGCATGGTCGTGGTTTCAAACGGGACCGCTCCAACGACTGATGCCCGGAGGGGCCATCATCGTCATCATGACGCGCTGGTCGCTGCTGGACCTGACTGGGCGCTTGATCGACTACCAGACCAAGAACCCCAACGCCGATCAGTGGGAGATTGTCGAGCTTCCCGCCATTCTGGAAGAAGATACCCCAGAGGAGAAGTCGCTGTGGCCCGAGCAGTGGCCGCTCGACCAGCTTAAGAACAAAAAAGCCAATATGGACCCGCGATACTGGAACGCCCAGTATATGCAGCAGCCCACCAGCGACACAGCGGCCATCATCTCAAGCAAGCACTGGCGCATCTGGAACCCGGAAGAGCCGCCCAAGTGCGAGTACATCATCCAGTCGTGGGATACGGCGTTCGAGACCAAGAACAACTCGGACTATTCCGCCTGTACGACATG